CATTCCCTGCTCTTAGTCCATTTAAACTAAGATTGGTTTGTATTTCTACTCCACAGGCATCTGCTAAGTCAGACATACCAATATTTGCACTTGGAACATTAGTTGTTGCCATTACTCAGCATCTCTTATTGCTATATAGTCTGCTAATTCTGCTTCACATTCAGTAAGTTGTGATTCTAAATTAGCTTTATGTGTTTCACATTGTGATATAGCTTCATCTACTGATTTAACATCAGTATAATCCACTACTTCTACATCATTACCTGATGCATCTTGCATCGTTCTTGTATGCTTGATTTCTACCATTTTAGGTGTATCGCCTATTGGTGGTGCTTCAACTATTTTTTCTGCTATTACTTTAGCCATTTTTTAATTCCTCTATTTGTTTCTGTTGTTCTTGAACTGCTTTAATTAATACAGCAGTTAATTTTTCATAATCCATTGTTTTAATCTTATCATCAAACCATTCATTATCTTTTACAATTTCAGGGATTACTTCTTCTACTTCTTGTGCAATAAATCCTATGTCTTTCCTATTATCTTTTTTCCAATCATATTGCTTTGGTTTTAGTTTCATAATAGTATCTAAACCATACTCTATATCTTTAACATTGGTTTTAAGTTTTATATCTGATGGTGTTGTAGAAAATGCCACTACATCATCACTTGCATGGAATGCACCACCTGTTGTAAATCTAAATTTTTCAGTACCATTAACATATACACCCATATTTGATGATGATTTTAATCCTTTTGCATAAGGGAAATTATCAGTTTGAGTATGGTCTACATTTTGAAAAGCACTTGCTTCAAAACCAACACTCCAACCATCATTATAAGTATCTACATCTGAACTATATCCAATCTGAACATTTCTAACTGTAATTTGTGGATAATCCCATGTTGATGCTAATTCTCCAATATAGACACAATGATTAGAACCATCGTGTCCGAATCTAACTGTAAAATCTCTTGTTTGATTTGCAGACAACATTAATGCTTCTTCATTTACCCATTCATTACTTCCTGCTGTTTGATAGGCATATCCTGCAATATAACAAGTAAAAGATTCATTTGTAGTATAGTCAAATACATCTACCCAAAATGAAACCATATCAGCAATCGTACCTGTTCCTGTAGGAAGTGTAACTTTAATAGCACCTGTATGAGCAGAAGTACTTGTTCTAAATGTTCCACCATTAGGATGTATTACTGTACCACCTAATGAAGCTGTACTATGCTCTACAAATAATCCACCACCATTACCAATTCTGATGTTTCCATTTACATCTAACTTACCAGCAGGTGAACCAGTTCCTATACCAACTTTATTAGCACTTGCATCATAAAACAATCCATAAGTATCAACTGTACCTGCTACTCTTAAATCAACTGAAGCATTTTTATCATTATTAATAACCATAGTTCCTGCATGAGTTAGTTTTATAATGCTTTTGTTTATTGTTCTATTATAAAAATATAATTGGCTTGTATCGTGTTCTATGCTCCAAGGATACAACCCACCTCTTGTAAAATATACTGAGCCATCATCTGAAGTATTGATATGTAAACTTGCACTTGGTGATGTAGTTCCTATACCGACATTACCACCATTAGGTTGTAATAATAAATTGTAAGTAGTTGCAGTTCCATCAAATCTTTGTTGTTGTATATAACCATTACCATTATTCAAAGTACCCATCATTGTACCATATTGTGCTGTACCACTTGATACATCACCAATAGTAAAGAATGTAGAGTCTGCACCTGCACTTGGTATTGATGTTTCAGCTGAAGTCACTACCATTAGTTTAGATTGTGGTGTATCTCCACCTATACCGACATTAGTATTGATATACATTCTTGTGCTATTAATATCATATACACTTGAACCAGCAGCTGAAAATCCTACTCCATCTCCACTTCTATACATTCCTGCATTGCCTTGTGAGAAAAATGAATACGATGGAGAAGCAGCACTTCCAACAGAATTTAAAAGTCTCGCTTCGTTTCTTAAATCAGAAGTAAATCTTACATTACCAGTTACATCTAACTTATATCCAGGTGATTGAGTTCCTATACCGACATTACCTGATGAGTCTATTCTTACTCTTTCTACACCAGCAGCTGTAGCAAATCTCATTGAACTTGTAGTGTGGTCATAACGAATAAACCCATCATAAGCACCTGTTCCTGATGTACTATCAGCAAATAATATGTGTCCACTACCATTAGTAGCCGAAGCAAGAGTTATACCTGCACCACCACTTGTTTCTGCTATAACTAAGTTATCTCCTGCTGAATTGTAAGAACCAGGTGAGTTAGTTCCTATACCGACTCGTCCTGCACTATCATCTACAAAAAAATCGCCACTACCTACATTTAAATCTCCAGTAAGTGCCAGCGTATTTGTACTTCCATCAAAAGTAAGATTAGCTTCAGTAGAAACAGTACCATCACCATCATCAGTAATCAGTCTGTTTGCACCTCCACCAAAACCTAAGTCATTATTAAACTTACTTAATCCAATAGAAGACAATGCAGTTGGTGTTGATTGATTACTTGCATTACCTAAAAATACTTTATCTTCATTTAAGTTTGGTGTTGCTGCAGTTCTACCAGAACCTGCAATCTTTATAGCACCAGTACTTGCATGAGAACGTACAATGTGTCCCATATTCTGTATTAATCCAGACTCTCCAGTAGGTTTAGTAGCAGTTAATCCACCTGCTGTAGTAGATACATATACTGTATCACCAACACTAAATCCAGACGTATCAAAGTTTTCTAATGTACCAAATGTAACAATTTCAACACTATTATTAATACTTGCAGAAGCACTTGCTAATCCAAACGCAGGCATCTTAGCACTATCGTCTGCATCTGCTTTACTTACAATAGGAGTATTTCCTGATATACCAGATATGTATATTACATCACCCTTAGATAATGTTTCTCCTGCTTGTGCAGTAAATACAACTCTATCTGCTTCTTCTGCACTACCACCACCTCCACCAGTACCAGATAAATCTACAATCTCACCAGAATCATTAATATAAAGTTTACTATTGCTTCTATTGAAAGCAAGTTCTCTATCTACAATGTCATTAGTTGTAGGTACACCGCTACCAGCTTTAATTTTTATAATATTTGCCACTTAATCCTCTATTAATAAGTACCACCATCAAAAGTAGTATTAGCAAATCCACCTGATGCTGTAATAGCTCCAGTAAATGTAGATGTACTAGATACCGCTAATGTACCAGTAATCTCTAGGTCTTGATTCATTTCCCATTGAGTTCCAGTATGGTCATACAATAATGTTGCATTTGCTCCGTCAACCCTAATACCAGCTCCATCTGCTGCTGCTGAATCAGCTGCTCCACTAGCTATAACAATCTCTTTATCTTCTACAGTTAATGTTGCTGTATTTAAAGTAGTAGTATCACCTTGTACTGTTAAATTACCAGTAACTGTAAGATTACCACCAGATGTTATATTTCCAGGAAGTGTTAAATCATGAGCCAATTTAGCTGCGGTAATAGTATCATCAGCTATATCTGCATTAACAATAGTTCCATTGACTATTTTTGCTGAAGTAACTGAATTGTCAGCCAAAGCTGCAGTGTCCACAGAACCAGGAGCATAATGCTCCGTGTCTAAAGAATCAGCTACAATATGTTCGCTATTAATTTGGTCATCAGCTATTTTAGCTCCAGTAATTGAGTCTGCTGCGATTTGACCGCTTGATATACCACCAGATTTAATAGAAACCGCTCCACTTGTTACAGAAAAGTCTGCACTTGCAAAAGAAGCTATACCTTTTGCACTTGTTGATGCAAAAATGTTAGAGTCAGTTAAGTCTACCGCTATTGTAGATGCATTGTCATCTGAGCCAGAAGCTACTGTTCCATTAATACCAGCGCCATAAGTTAAATCTTGCAATGTAGGCAAGTGAAAAACTTCTACGCTTGTATTATTATGTCTTCCAACAAATAATCTTTTAGCTGCTTGATTTAATGCTAATTCACCATCTGCTAAACTTCCAGGGGGACTTGTATTAGTATTACTTGAGTGTCGTTTTATTTGTACTATATTCGCCATTTTATTTACCTTTTATTAAGTATAAGTATTTCCATCTATTGTTTTTCCCGATAATGTTTGATTAGAATTTAAATCTACTATATCACCATTATTAGTTCCCCCTATTACTTTATCGTCTAACTGATTCAATTCAGAAGCAGTAGCCGTAATATTTTTTAATTTTGTTAAATCTATTGTTGTTACATTTGAAGACGAAATAACTCCACTTCCATTTACATTTTCTTGTACCGCAGCCTGTAAATTCTTTGCATTTGTTCCTGTAAGTGTTATAGGTATCTCAGTAGCATTAATTGTAAATGTATCATCGGTTTTAGACGCATTTTGTACGCCTACGGACTTGTTAACACTTTGATTGTCAACGCTAGTCTTAACCTCTACAGGAGTTGATACTTTTGCACTAATAGCCATTACCAAACAGGTACCAATCCAGGAGAAACTACAACATCGCCTTGTATTTCTCTTGTTAATTTACCACCACTAGTTTTTTTAGACACTAATTCCCAAACACCTTCATAATTATCAGCTAAATCATCTGTAGCTGTATTTGCTATTGTCATAGTTAAAACTGTAGCGCTTGTTTTAGTTAATCCATCACCTACAGTTAATGTAATATCAGCAGCTGAAGAAAAATCTTTAGCTATTATTACCCTATAATCATAATCCCCAGTATCGTGAGGCGCTTCAAATGTAATAGTGTTTTCAAAATCAGTATTTTGCATTATTTGTATATCTTGATATTGTTCTGCGGTAATCACTATATACTCCTAATATAAAAATACTACCGTGTTAGCACTTGCTTTTGTAGCACAAATTGGATATGTGTGTCCTTGTAACAAATAAAATACAACATCAGCACCATTTACTGTTAAAGTAACGTTTGCTGACGTGCCTTTCATATGAACTGCTCTACACGCATCTTGGTCGCTAGTTGTTGCAACTACTGCCTTGATATATGGAGCTACGCTTTCCTGTACTGCATAATCATTAAGTCCTTTTGCCATTTTTTTCTCCTGTTAAGTTAATTTTGCGTATTCAATTGCTGGACCAGTATCGTCTGCTCCAACTACATTAATAATTCCTAAAGGTTTTGGTATAAAAATACAATCTCCACTATTAAGTGTACAAAGATTTGTTGAAGCTAACTTTATAGTTACAGAATCATTATTAGCTACTGTACCCAAATGAGGAGCTGTACTTATATATTCTAAACCAGTATGTTTTATCCAAACACCATCATCTCCATTAGCTGCTACTGCAACTGGAGTAGTACTTGCTTCTATATGCGTCATAACTCCACCATCCCAAGCATCAATATTTGAACCATCCCAAGTTAAACTAGAGTTTCCTCCACCTAAACTTCTACCAATTTCAGCGTCAATAGCTTCTATAGTATTACCTTCTAATGTAGTGCTTTGTATTGCTGATACGCTTATTGCATAATCTATTCTTGCCATTTTATTCCCCTATTTTACCGCAAATGTTTTTATTGTATTTGCGATATACATTTTGTTTCTGTTGCTTTCGTTATCAGCAACTTTTTTATGAAATTCTCTTAAATAATACTCTTTTCTTTCTAAATCCCCCATTCTTTCTGCCATCATAGCACGTACATAATCTACAACTGCTAGACTTAACATTCTATTTAAATTTATATAACTTGATTCTATTACTTTTGTAGGTTCATTTAAAGCTGATTGAGCATTTTCTTCTGGATTTTCTACTGTAAATGGTTTATCTATGCAAGTATATTCAATTCGTAATCCATTAGTAATGGCTTCATCTGGATATATAATATCATCAAATTCTCCACCTTTAACTCTACCTTGATTATCTATAATTCTACCAGAACTTCTTCTAATTTTATAAAGTCTTAATTTTTTACCGCTTTGTATATAAGCATAAGTTCTATCTGTGTCATAACTCATGGGTTTGTATCCTCGCTAACTAAAGGTTCGCTTCCTAATCTTTTAATAATTTTATATTTATTATCATCTTCAGTATCTAATACACTTATATTTTTTAAAGCAATAAAATCTAAAGGTAAATCATAATCTCTTTGATTTTTTACAATATCAATTTTAGATACTTTAGTATTTATTTCATTAGATGATTGTATTTTATTTATTGCATCTTCAACAAAAGCAATAACTAATTTAGTTTCTCTTGTATTAGCTCTTTCCATTAACTCTAAAATCGTCATGATGTAGCTCCTTGCTCTCTTCTTTGTGATTGTTGTTGTTGTTCTGGAGCAGTTATTGCACCCGTAATAGCTTGTAATTCTCCTACCGCTCTAGATAAAAATAATTGAGAACTTTGTACACTATCTCTACTTTTTTGAGTATAAGCACTAGCTGTTTGTAATCTTATACCGCTTTCTTGTAAATAAGAATTTGCTTTAGACATTTCTGAATTAAATTTAAGAGCATCAGCTTGATATTTTATATTAGCTTCATTTAGTTTAGCTCCGTGCACTTGTAAATCAGAAGCAATTCTTAATTGCTCTTTTTGTATTTCAGACGTATATGAAGCCAATTCATTTTGATATTTTTGAACCGCTCTATTTAAATCAGCTGTATAATTTTGTAAATCTATATTTTTGTTAGCTTGTTCTTTAGTTAGTTCAGCTTGATAAGAAGCAATATCTCCATTAAATCTTTGAGTTTCTTTTTGCAATTCAGATTGATATTTAGAAACTTCTGTATTAATTCTTTGTATTTCTTTTTGCAAATCAGCTTGATAATTAGATATAAAAGTGTTTACTCTTGTTGCTTCTCTTTGAACTTCACTTGAATATTTTTCTAAATTACTTGTAAAGTCTGCTCTATTTTGGTCTACCTTTGCTCCAAATTCTTCTAATTTTGTTTTTTCAGTTATTAGTCTTTCACGCCCTAATGCCAATTCAGCTTGTAAAACATTAGTTGTAGCGTTTACCATTTCTGGGTCTTCGTCTTCTAACCAATAAATAGCTGATTTACTTGTTTTTGCACTAGAGTCTCCTGAAGTAAAACCACTTTCTAATATTGATTCAGCATTATTAATATCTCCAAACACTTCAGAAGCATTTATAACAATAGATTCTGAATTATAATTAGGCAATGATAATCCTGGATTAAAATCTGAAGCTAAGCTTTTAGAAACATTTATTGCGCTTGGCAAAGGATTTGTGATAGAAATACTACTTGGTAAAGATTTAGTTAAACTAACATTTGTAGGCAAATCTTTGTTAAACACAAATTGTGGAATAGTTTTTGTTAAATTAAATTTACTAGGTACGCTTTCGGTAAAATTAAATACTGGATAATTAGAAGGCAATGTGTTAGAAAAAGACTCTATAGTTGTAGCAAATATTTTATCTATTTCCGTTTTACATAATCCTCTATAATAAGAAGCTAATCTCATATAATCTAATGAACAAGCATATAATATAGCTATGTTTTCATATTCTGTAAGAATCCAATCATCGGTATTCTCGTCAATTATTGGGGGAGCTGAATAAACAATTACTCCTTTATCTCCAGTACCAGCATTAACAGTTGTTGAACTGCCCCCTAATGGTGTATATGTTTTATTTGCTCCTGAAGAATTATAATCAGGGTCTGGTTTAATATAAATTTTACCACTTAGTTTATAATATTTTGGAAACATTTCAGTAGCTGTTAACAAACTATCAGCTTCGTCAAATATGTGTATACTATTATCAGGAGATTCTTGAGCTACTCTTTTTTTGCCACTATCTAAGCGATAAACTGCTAATATTTTATCATATGCTAACGAAGAACCATTTCCTAAAATATCAGTACCAGCTTCATTCCAACCCGTAACTTCTACTTCAGAAGCAATAGTCCATAAAAATTTTTCAGGCAATGATGCTAATATAAATTTAGCTCCAGCGTTAACATACTCTACTAAATATCTAGCTTTAGTATCGTTTCCAGTTATATTATTTACTTTTTCCCATAATTTCATATCTATTCTCCGTATGCATCCAGGTCCCCGTAGGGAGAAAGGAGGTAAAGAACCTACAAGGACCTAATGCAAATTAACTATTTAGATTATTTCCAAATAGCGTGTGATTCTGGCATCTTATACTCGAAACCAGCTTCAGTTAGAATCATATCGACTCTCTTGTCTACACCAGTGTTCTCTAAGTTCTGAACTCCAACATAAATAGAAGTGTCTCTATTAACTCCATTACCAACTAGTGGTCTGTAAGCAACATTGTTCATGTTGATAGCAGCGATTTTAACGTGTGAACCATCTAAGGCAATACATCTAGCTACGTTCATTTTACCGTATACTGTTTGTATTTCTGTCACGTCTAATCCCATTACTTTCTTTCTACCAGTAACGGCTAAGTCTGCTTGGAAGCGATTAAAGTTACTACCATTATCGCCAATTGCAATGTTGTTTTTAAAGAACCCACCTAGTTTATGTAACCAAGTGTACACAGCAGTACTACATAAGAATACTGTTGCTCCGTCTTGATTGTATCTAGGGTCAAAATATTGTGACATATCTTGTAAGAAGTCATCAATAGTTTTTGTAGCTAGGTCTAATGTAAAGATATTACCAAAATTCAAGATGTAATCTAATGCACCTTGAGTGTGGTTTACTGAACTATCTGTAACTTGTGAACTGAATAATCCAGCCCATTCAATGTCCCATTTGTGCTCAATAAGTTTTTCTTTCCATGTTCTAGCCCACTCATTTGGTTCGTATTTAAGAGCTGTTGCTCTTGCAGTATTAGTCATACCAAACTCGCTTCTAAAGATTTGAGTTTGTCCGTAACCAGTTGAGTATGGGTTATCTTTCCAAGACTCTCCAAGTAATGAAGAACCTTCTCCGTATGAAGTACCAACAACATATGAACGTTTTCCTTCTAATGCTTCAGCAATATCTTCTGCATATACAGATACGTCAGGTTTGTCATTAGCTAAATAAGATGCTAATTCAGCACCGCTAGACATTCTAAGAACTTTACCAGTAATTAGAGATAGTTTAGCTGTAGTTGAACCGCCAGCCGCTGCTCCACCAGTGCCAAGATTTTTATCCGCTGCGTCTGCTACTGCTGTAATGCGAACTAACATATAATCGTTAACTGCATTTCCAGCTGCGTCAGTCATAGGTACTTTAAGGATTTGATTAGGTTGTAAGAATTGTGGTCTTGTACCATCGTCTCCTACTTTAATTTCACTATTACTTTGTCCTTTAATATTTTGAATATTTCCAGCTGAATAATAGTCTGTTCCAGCATAAAGCTTTACTTCACTTCCAACAACGGGTGCTGAAGTGTTTGCTGCTTGTGCTAGGGTTGCGTCTGTAAATACATCAGTTGAAGCAGATTTGATACTTCCAACGATATATACATAACGCTTCATGAATGAATGTCTCTTCTCGGTAAACTTAAAAGTTGGGTCATCCGTAGGTTTTTTAGCCATTGTTGAAACAAGTCTAAAAAAAGGAGTCTGAGCTAAAGCGAGTTCTGAAAATCTATCGCCAAAGTCATATCGTCTACGTAAATCACCAGTAAGAAAAGTATTGGAATTAACTCCACCAACAACTCTTCCTCTTTCAAGTAAACCAGTAGAAGTAGACAATGCTAAAGGTGTATTAGGCATGTTTCCCTCCTAGGGGTTTGTTTATATTTACATTAACTCATCCAGCCCTGCACCTTGAGATAACAACTTGTCAAAAACGACATCATCCATTGATTTTTCTTCTTTTTGTGCATTCCCTACCGAAGCAACACTTGTAGGCATTTGTCTAACATTTTTCATTTGATTTGCTACTTCTTGACGAGCACCTTCTGCTATTTTAGCATCACGATTATCTCTATTCTTTAAGTAGTAAACATCTTCCAATGTTAGCTTATGCGATTTTGCATAATCCATTAAATCCTGATAGTCTTCTTCAGAAACTTCGTGCTTTTGTTTAAAAGCTGCTTCTTGAGAAGCTTTCTGAGATTGCATAGATTGTTGTTTAGCAAAATCTCCAAGTCTTCTTTGTACCACTCCATCAACAGTTGCATTAAACAATTTTGCTGAAGTGGAACTAGGGTCTGACAAAGCTTCGTCATAATCAAATACGAAATTTTCGTCTACGCCAAGCTGCTCTTTTATACTCGTTGGAGCTGAGCCGCCACCCTCAAAATAATTTCTAACATGAGAAATTAAATTAGGGTCTTCTTTCATTGCATTTAGTAAAGGCATATATGGTTCAATCTCTTTAAGCTGAGAATTAAGTCTCTTAGCTTCACGAGATGAATCGCTATATCTCTTTTCTAAATTGTCTACTTCTTCAGTAGACTCTTGCTCTACTTCAGGGTTCCCTTGTGGGGAAGTTGTCTGTTGTTCTTGAGCTTCTTCTATTGGCTGGGATATTACATCACCCATGACTTGTTTATCAAGCTGAGAAAAAAAATCTTCAGCCACAGTATCGTTCTCAATAGGGGCTACTTTTTGTTCTGCTCTTTCGGCATCATCCATAAGTAGGTTATCCTGTGTAATTTCACTCATACTGTATCTCCTTTGAATTTACAGTTATTTTTCTTTATTATCAACACTATTATTTTTCTTTTCTAGCGCTAATTCTTTTTTAGTAGCTTCTAAGGCATTTTTCATTTGCCCTCTTAATATTTCTTGTTGTGCTTGTGTTTTATGCAATTCTTTATCTACAACTTTTGCACCTTCTACTATTTTATCTCGTATTCCAGATTGAACTACTTGTCTTTCTAGGGTTTGTATTTCCCCTTCTTGATTTTTAATAGTTTCTTCCATCTGAGCTAATTGTTGTTGTAATTGAGAATATAAACTTTTTCTTTGTACTAACGCTTTTTTATTTCTAATGTCAGTTTGTTCTAACATAGCTATATCATCTATTAATCCAGCTTGAAACCATTTAAAATATTCATCTTGTAAAGCCCATCTATTTACTGGTTGGGTAGCACCTGCAACTATTCTTATGTCAAATTTAGCAGTTTGATAGTCATTAAATCTTTGTATAACTTCTCCAAAATCATTATATATAGGAATATTAATAGATACTTCTTGAACTTCTCCTTCTCCAGCACCAGCTTCTGGCTGTACAATTCTAAATATTTTTTGACTAGTATATGTAAATTGAGCAATTTCTTTAAATATTTTTCCTAAATGTTCTAATGCTGGTTCTACGCAATTATTTACCCATTGTCTAATTCTTCTTGTTCCATATTCATCCATCGCTAACATACCACGATAGGTTTCGTGGCTATCTTGACCAACACCTTGCATACTAGATGAAATACCGCTAATATATTCTATATCTTCTTTACCTTGTCTAGTTACTGTATAAAAAGCGTTATTAATTGGCAAAGGTTGAACTGCACTAGGAGCTTCAAATCCTTGTCTATATTTTAACATAGCTCCAGGAGAACTTGAATATTTTTCCCACTCTTCTTCGTCAATAGCTCCTTCAGTATATAACCATCTTAAATTACTTGCAAGATTTGCATTGTGAAGCATAATTTGATGCGCTTTATTTATTTCTCTTTGTTTTCCTATCATAGGAAGTACCGCTCCCATAGGGAAAGGCGTTCCTGTATGACTATAAACGACTGGAACAATAGGATATTCTTCTATTGGCAATAATGCTTCGTATAAAAACATATCACCAGCAGAAGCGCAAACTTTTATTTGCGTTTTAAAAAATTCTATAACATCTACAATAGATTTTGCATATACATCAGAATCTAATAGTTTTTCAAAATTTTCTTTTTTTAACGTTTCTTGAATTGTTCTAGTTTGTTGCCTAATTAATTCTGCTTGCATCATAGCTTTAGTTTCTTCTATCTTAGCTGCCATTTCTTCTTGAAACTTTTGCAATTCTAGTTGCATTCTTTCAGGTAAAATTTCCCCTTCTTCTACTAAGGCATTTAACTCAACTTGTTTTTCTTGTAATTGAACATTTAATTCTTGGATTAATTTTTCTACTTCTATAGTTGCTTGTTCTTCTATCTTTTTTAATTCTTCTTTTGAAGGAGGCTCTTTTCTCCATATGTTTACAAAAGCAACTTTTTCTTTAGAATATACTTCGTAAAAATCTAGAATTTCATCTTGTTCTCCTTCTAAAGTCCAAGCTTCATTTTCTACGTCTCCTGGTAATACATTTTCAGCTTCGTGTATGTCTCTTTTAGAGTATTGTTTACTTTCAGTAGAACCAGTAGCTCTAACAATTTTTCTTTTATATTGTGGAAGCAATCTAACTAAACTTGTTTTAGAAATGTTTTTTTGAACAATAATATAACTTGCGTCTCTAAATAAAAAATCTCTACTAACTGGGTCTACGTAAACATCGTAAGGGTCAATAGAGTCAAACTTTACTTCTCCTACACCATTATCAGCATTAGGGTCTACGTCTATTCTAAAAAATCCAAGACCTTTTACTAGAGCGTCTTGTATTACTGTGCTAAACAAACTTTTACCGCTTGATAGGTGCCAACAATATTCAGCAATCATACTGTGAATATGTGCAATATCAGAATCACTACCCTCTACACCAACTGCTTGCCATTTAGGGTTATTGGCTGTAACAAAGTATTTCATAATCTCAATCGCTGGTGTAATACGATTGATAATAAAGTCTGGCATACCACCTTCTCTTAAATCTTCTAATTCTTCTGCTGACAATTGCTCATTTAAAAAAAAGTCCATACTTTTTTGAGAATCGGTAAACCATTTTTTTCTAAAATAATTATTTGCCTTTTGAAACAAATGTTTATTTATATCAGCTTTATTTTTTCTCCCTGGTTTAGCCATTATTTCTTTTTCCTTTTTTTACCCCAATTACTTTTCATATTATTATATGCTTTTTTAGTAATTGTGCTGTTTGCCTTACTTCTACTTGTTCCAGCTTTTTTTCTTTTATTAATATTTCTTACTAAACTCATATTAGTCCCTTATTTCAAAATGTGGTAAGTCGTCAAAATTATTATCTTTTAAATCTTTATCTCTATCCCAATCTCCACCCCAACGTATAGTTAAGCCCATTGAAGCTGCGATTCCCATAACAAAACCAGCAAAATATGTAAAACGTTCTCTATCTTCCCAGTCAATAGGATATGGAGCTACGTCTACAGCTAATGATGGATATTGATTATGTTTTCCTTTTGGAAATTTTAATTTACTAAACCCTTCTTCAAATAATTTGTTCTGTTCTTCTTCTCCACGATGTCCTTGCAAAACAGTACAATCAAAATCTTCAACTACTCTTTCAAATAGTTCTACTAATCTTGGGTCGCAAGTATTTAATCTTTCTTGTGATTTTTTTCCAAATCTTGGCATTACTAATTTCTCAATTCTTTTAAATAATTCATAATTTTATTACCTAATTTTCCACCCAAACCAGCTCCTCTCATTCCTTCTGATTGAACTGGTATATCAGTTTGACTTGAATATTTAGTAAAAGCTTCTTTTGTTTTTGGTCCTGCAATACTATCTATTTTACCTTCGTAATATCCGTAATGTTTCAAAAAATTTTGCAAATTAGCAACTTGCGTTTTATCAAGCTTTACAAAAGGGTCAGTTCCTTTAGATTGTCTTTTTTTCATATCTTGAACATAGTCTTGCATACCTTGTGCGTCATAACTATATTTTTTCTTTCCTATCTGTGGCATAATTATTTCCTATTTTTTAAAAGTTTTTTCTGATGCTGAAATACCAAATGAACCAAGCGTAACCCAAACAAACGAATTATAAATATAGTCATTAACCATAAGTTCTATGCCTATAATTCCCATTGCTAAATCTACAATACCAAATACGCACATAAGTGCAAACGAAAGAAATCCTATGATATTCTTTTCGTTGTATTCGTTTTTATCTTTAAATAATTCCCACATTAAGCAGTTATCCAACTTTTAGCTTTCCGTTTTGGTTTATACCATCTTGGCTCTTTTTTAGTCCCATTTTGTTGATAATTAGGGGGAAAAGCGTGTAAATTAGCATAATATAGTCCCTCAATTGTATCATCATGAGCCATTCTTGGTCCAAATGTAATGATTTCGTTAATTAAATCAAACATATTTTCCCTAAAATATAAGGAACCTACACTAAAAATGCCAGATAAACCTGAATAAATTCTATTTCTTTTCTGTGTTCCTCCTGGTTTTTCAGGAATTACGCTAATATCATAGCGATTTATTCTTCTTCTTTCGTCATTTAAAGCTTGAAATACACTACGATTCATAGCTACATCTTCTACTGTTGCACTACTACAATTATACTTTTGATACAGCTCGATGATATAATCTACTACTCCTTTTTTATCAAATATTTTACCATCTTTATCTTTTGCTCCTAGCGTAGGAATACTTCTGTGTCTTTCATATTCTAGCACATAACGATTATTATTTGTATCAACTGCAATAACCATAATAACACTAAAATCTGATTCTTTGGTGTCAATATCCGTTGCAGGGTCGCATCCAATAAATGTATTTACTGGAATTTTTTCTCCATTTTGTATAATATAACCTATTTTATCGTCTTCGTTATATTCATAATAGCCTTCCCAATATTTAATATGTTTTTGTGTCCAAATAGAATCTTCTTCAGATTGAACTTGCATCATATATTCTTGGTAAAACTTAGAAGGCGTTCCACTATCTTGATAGAATTTTTTCTTTTCTTCTAACTTTTCTATAGGAAACCACCCAGGCCACAAAGAAGTTCCATCGGGCAATATAGCTTTATAAGTAATTACTCTCCACGCAAAATCTTTTTGGTTTTCTCCTTGACGCTCGTAATTAACGATAAGATTATTGATGAAGCTATCAAAGTGCACAGGAGTACCATTGACCCTAAGACGACCAGTATGAGGCTCAATAGCAGGATAAACAACAGCAGTAACGAGGTTACTGTTTTTAGCCCTTGCTTCAGCCGTGATAGTATTTGCTTCGTGTTCAAAGTCGTCAAGGATGATGAGGTCATATCTTTTATGCAATTTAGCACCTCCCCTGATACCTGCAACATTCGATTTACTAATGAGTTTACATCCATTGGTTAACTCCACATCTTCTTCTGTCCATTTTTTTCCTTTCATATTACCGAAGTAATATTTTATTTTATCGTTATACTCAAAATGGTATTTAATATAATCCATATTACCAGTACTAAGTTTTTGCGTAGCAGATACCCATGCGTAAAATAGCATATCGTCTTTAGGGCAAAAACAAAAGTCTTTGATAATTGAGCATTTCGTAAGCACAGTTTTTCCATGACCACGAGGTAAAATAACCGCTAATTGTTTTACTTCTGGATTATCAATAGCATCAGCCATTTCATAATGAAATGGAGGTGTTTCACTTCGCATAAAGTCATCAGGAAGAAATAACTTCCCAAATGCAATCATATCTTTACTTGCTAGTCTTAGCGCTTCTTCTGCTTTGCTTATGTTTTGTATCTTGTTCATTTTTTTCTTTTTTTAACACATCTTCCATGTATTGTTTTAATTTATCTTCGTCTCCATTCATGCGAATATATTTATCAATAACATTATCCATCATCATAACATGACGATGCAACATTTGTATTTGCATAGTTAGTTCTTTAATGCCTCTAACTAAATCATGTTTAGACAATGTAGGTTTATTTTGTTTAGCCACCTTGACCCACCTTTCTTTTTTTATAGTTTGGACTTTCTTTGGTATAGTATTTTGTATTATTACTCATACCTTGTCTAGTCTTCTTCTTTCTTTTAACCTTCTTTTGGAAAGTTCCGAATATTCTTCTTCTCATTTATTTCTTTTTCTTCTTTTTCTTTAATTTATTCATAGCATTTATAGCTGCTGCTTTACCAGCTTTAGTGTACGAATATGTTTTTTTTCCTACTTTTGGCATTTTAATTCTCCCAACAATTTATTTTATCTTTAGTAAATTCCATAGTAATCCAACCCGTACGCTGAATACCATAGAAGCTATAACGAGCATAGTCTGCGTATCTGAGGAACGACCCTCCTCTTACATACCATTTTCGTTTTAGACTTTCTTCTCCTTCTTCTATTGTCAATGAATCAATTGGTTTACAATACAACTGATGATTATGTCCTAAGAAATATACATCGCCATCAGAATAAACCGAAGCCATTTTATCTAATTCCGTGTCTCCGTTCTTTGCTCCACTTTTTCCGTGTCCACTAACAAGAAACCAATCTTTATCGCCAATACTAATTTGTGCGTATCCAGGCAATCTAAAATATGGAACATCCATTTCACTTGCTAATGTTTTACATACATCAAAATCTAGTATATTAAAACTTCTTAGATAGTCGTGATTCCCTCCTCTTATAAATAGGCACTTATCCTGTATGGGTTGTACCAGTTTTAAGAAGCTTAGATATTGCTCTTCTGGTGGAATACTTTGCCCTCGTTGATTTATTTTATAATTAGGGGGAATCAGTTCTATCATATCTCCATTACCAAACCATCGTGCATTTGGGTCTTCATATATAATTTTAATTGCCTCTTGAAATTTTTTCAAATCAAATTCGTGTGCTCCTACGTGTATATCCGTTAATCCATGTATTCGCAGTTTTTCGTCTGATTCTATTTTAAATAATTTTCCTGGTTCTATGTGCTTCTTGTCGTACTCTTTTACATCAGAAGGTATTGGTATGGAAAACCATTTCCCGCAAGACTTACAGCTAAATTGTTGTTTTACAGTATCTTTGTTGCGTTTTTTACCCTCTTTCTTTGTCAACATACTACTACAATGTGGACATATCATGTGATTTCCTCCTCGGAAGTTGTTTCTGGAAGTAACGCTCTAGAAGCTCCCTCTATTTCTTCGGGACTAAATCCTTGGAACATTCCTACGACTCCAGTTTCTATTTTCTTAACTTGATTACCTAGCGTACCGATTGCTTTTCCTAGTTCTTTTAAGGATTGCAATGCAATATTCTGGTCTTCACTTGTATCAGCTAGTTGTTTTAGGGAACCTAAAATATATGCGTGGTCAATCCCTAGCTCTTTTGCTATTTCTTTTGAAGTTTTTTCTATCTCACTCATTACTCTCTCCTGTTTAAGTAATATTACAGCTTTTTTTCTAGCCGTGTTACGATTTTTTTCAGTAAATGCTTTCATATAAGCACTCACAGCATCCTTTCCCACTGCGACGCTAGTCGCAAAAATTTTTTCTCTGTTTGTACATTTGGACCTCTCCTTCACCCTACTAGAAGTATTCTTGATTTTGGTGCTAAATGTGTAGCGATTTGGGTGTTTCTGGAAATCGGTGTCCATGTACGTTTTCTTAGAATTGATAAATGTGCCAACTATGGTTCTTACATAGCCTTTAGATTGTTTATAGTTTTTAGAATCTTTCGGATGCGATAGATTACTGGAAACCTTTAAAAGCTGAACAATACGACCATCATCACTCTTTACCCAATCACCTTGTTTAGCATCTCTCCATTCGGAGTGAAGTATCCCTTTGGGATGGTCCTTTAAAAACTCTTTTTTTGTATCATATACGCAATGACGTACTTGTTTAATTTTTCTACTCTCCACGTTTTGCTAATTGTTTATGCAAGGATTCAATTAAATGCATAACATCTTTGTGAATCCAATACTTCTTTCCATTAATTTCTATAGGTACGCTACTAATTCCTTCTTCAGCATCTATATCGTTTTCAACATATTCCATCGCCATTTCTTCGTCTTCTATAATCTGCTTAGATAATTTGTTTTCTAATTTAACCAAGCGCTCAATATGTCCCAAGATTCGTTCCTGGTCCTTTTGAGATAGTCTTGCTAACCAATTAATTGATGTACCCATACTTTTTTTCCTTGACAACATACATAAAACACCCTATCTTCAAGTAGTCTACGTAGCTACCGCAGATACTAGTAGATAATAGTAGATTATGTAGATTTCTTTTTCTTTGGTTCTTTCTTTTTCTTTAAATTCTTATCTGCTGCTTTTTTCTTCTCAGATTCTATGTGCGCTATAGCTTTTTGCAGTAACTGTTCGTTTATCTTTGCTTTTTCAGCTTCTTTTCTAGCTACTCCAGTTAGCCCTTCTCTACCGCTTAAATCTTTACTAGTTATCGTCATACAGACTCCTTTGTTTATCTATAATATAGGTATACCCCATGTTATTTCCAAGAAAAAATTGTAGGATTTTGAAATGCACTCATATACGCACACGGGACCCCCATTAATGGGGTTATATATATGTAAGATTAACTTAGAATCAGTACTGGAGGAAATTATGAGTCTAACTTATAAACCAGGAGACCCTATCTATGATGCAGCTATAGCACAACGTAACACAGCTTACGATGTAGTATTAGAAACAGCATTAAACGCACAGTTCTTTAAGACTAGACGTGATAGATTCGGCAACGTGACTCTACAATCTACTGCCACTAGTTACAATGGTACATTAAAAGCAGCTGAAGCCATGCAAATGATTCAAGCTGTTACCATTGCTAAACTTAAACCTATTGAAGATAACATGGCTACTGCTCAGCAGGGCTTTCAGTTGTTTCATCAGGTAACTACTGGTAATGTTGTAGCTCCGTAACTCCGTAAGTATGAGAGGGTAGTGTAATGCTACCCTTTTATATCTTTTTTTGTATTGTTTCTACTCTTATATATTAAAAGAAGAAGAAGTAGAGATATAATACCATATTTATATATAGATATGTGTATAACATGGGGATAAACTAAGAAAAACTAAGAAAAGAGGTAGATATGACTTATTATGAATTAGGATATGAACGTAGAGATAGATTATTTAGTGATTATAGAACATTATATAAACAATACTACGGAGTATCTATGAGTGATTTAAAAATGCGTAGGTTATTAATTAATAATATAACTGATAGAGATTTAAAAATACGTATCGAAGCACTAAAAATGTTACTAGAATTAAATGATTAAATATTTAAGGGGCGAGACTCTACCTAATATCAGTTAGTAGTATATC